AATTGTAATCGCTATACACGATATTGATCTCACTTCCGAACTGGGTCTTCATCACAAACACGACCTCCTGAATGGAGATGTTGCGGTTGAACATTTCTTCACGATTGAGCTCCAGACGCAGAACCCATTTTGACCACGACTCACCTGACTCCTTGCTCTCTTCTTCCATCACACCCTCTTCAAACATCTTGTAAAAGCGCATGAGTTCCTTGTCTTCCTCAATGATCGTCTGAGAATCATTGCTGTCCCAGTAAATACCGACCTTATTGGTAATGTTGCGGAGAACGGTCAGTTCCAGATCCTGAACCACCTCGCGAGCCTTGTCCTTGTTATTGCGGTACTCGGGCTTCAGATAGATGGTCAACGAGGTGGCCTTTGGATTCTGAGTGACCTTGAGCAACTCTCGCAGACGAGGCACACCACGAGTCACGGCCGACTTGGAGGCTACACCTGCCTGGTGAAAGGTATTCAGGGTCATCTGTGTAGCAGGCTCACCAATGGATTGTGCCGCAATAATGCCGACTTGATCACCTGGCTGAACCCATGACTTCATATGGGTCACCACGATCAACTCCATAAGCACTTGGAAGGCGTCCTTTGTGAAGCGCTCCTGAACAATCAACTTGTGCGGAGCCAAATGGAATCGCAACAATGCGGCCCAAATCTTATGATAGGTATGGGTGCGCTGAATGATTGTATTAATTCCATCCAGAACCATTTCTGGCAACAAATCCGTCTTATTGGCCTTATTGAGATTGAAACGAATCTTGGTATTCAGAATCAAACGAGCAAGATTAACGGGTGCGAAGATATTGCCCGAATCCAGTGACTTCATCTGAAAGACGCCTTCCACGAGCATGCGCTGATCATACAACAATTCCGTGATGTACTTCGCCATCTTCGCATCGTCGTTCGTCTTCACGGTGCCATCCATCAGGATCTCCGCCCAGTTTACACTTGGTTGAAGGCTGGTAATGTAGTCCGCCATCTTCTCATCGGTTCCCTGTTGAACCGCCAGCATCATATTCTCCACAGGACGGCTGGCAATTTCTTTCATACCATACTGCTGAAGAATGTCCTTGTCGGACAGGGTACCAATGGAGAGGCTCTGTGTCTCAATCTTGGTTGGATTCACACCGTCCTCGCCATAGTAGTACTGAATGATATTGCTGTTGGCATCACGAACCGTACCATCGTGGTGAACGGTCAGATCTTCCATGGACTTGATGAGCTGACGCTGAATGTAACCTGTATCGGCAGTCTTGACAGCGGTATCAATCAAACCTTCACGACCTGACATGGCATGGAAGAAGAACTGTTGAGGGGTCAGACCACGGATAAAGGAAGACTCAATGAAGCCACGAGACTCGGCAGAGTCGTCATACTTCTTGTAATGAGGCAGTGTGCGATCCGTGAAGCCATAAGGAACACGCTTGCCTTCAATGGCGGTCTGACCCAAGCAGGCCATCATCTGCGCCACGTTGAGTGGCTCACCCTTGGAACCCGAACGAACCATGGCAAGAAGACGATTCTTTGAGGATAGAGATTCCTGGCCTTCATTGCCTGCGTCGGTAGTTGCCTTGTTAAGAATGCCAAAGATCTGATCTTCAAACTCTTCTTGGTTGGTCTTGCCTGTATTGTTGTCAAACAAGTCCAGGTGAACTTGGAGAATCACTTGCTCCACCTGCTTCTTGCGCTCCTGGATCTTCGCGTCAATCTTCTTCTTGGTCTCCTCATCGGCAATCAAGTCACTAATGCCCACACTGAAACCATTCATCACCAGAAAGCTCTCCACGGTGTTCTGGAGGGAGTCCAACAAATCCACGGTGTCCTTTGGACCGTGATCATTGTAGGTGACATGAATAATGCCCTTGGAGGGTTTCATGTAAATGTCGCCATCTACGACACCCTTTTGAATATCACCTTGAACAATTCGGACATAGTTATCCGATTCCTTTGTTTGTTTTTCTGAATCATACGACTTATTTCCCATCTCAATGTTGACCGGTGGCAACAGGGCACCCAGAACCTGCTGACCCGTGAAACGGTTGCGATCAGCGATACGGGGTTGTGGAATGGTTCCATCAAATCGTTTGTTATACATCATTAAATTCATAAATTCACGGCGGGTAAATTCCACGCCTGACTGCGTCAGGCGATAAGAACCCACGAGTGTGTCCTGATACACACCGATCATCGGCTTCGCATGACGCGGAGTGATGATATGGTGCGGGATCGCCGCGATTTCTTCCAGTTCTACCATAGATTCGTAGGACTGGGGTAAGTGTGCGTTCATCTCCAGATGAATACCCCGAGTTTCCAAGGGGAGTGGACTATATCTTGAGCCACATCGGGTTGTCTAGACCTTCATTTGTGACCCGCTACCATTTAGTCTCTGAACCGTCTCCATGCCCTGACGAGCGGGTGTAGGAGCTTGGCTGCGGATTGCCCATTTTGCTTGCGCATATCATATACCTTTTTACCATACCTCTAGTATCTCTCTAGAGCCAGTGGTCACTTTCATGACCACCTTGGTAGTATATGCTTTAGGGGTTTCCCGAACAATTTGGAAGCGTTGCGGACGATTGAATAGATTGTAAGAAGTGTAGTGTTTTTTGTTTTAATACCTCAATTGATTCGTACTTGCCAGTAAATGATGTTGTATGTTCGCCGACAATTACTTTTATATAATTTGAACCATCTTTCGCTTTTCTTAGCTTGATGTATTTTTCTAAATTATCATCCAGTATTAACCCTGTAAACTTTTTCAGTTTCATGTCTTGGTGTTGTTTCTGAGAACGTAGCATTTGTTCATGCTTTGCCTCATCCGTTCCCATTACTTCTTTTAACCGAGCGGTCATCTTTGCTCTCGTTTCAGAAGTTCGATGGGTACATCCTCCACGCTTTTTAGGGGTTGCCACTGGACATGTTGGTTCAATAATAGGTATCATTTCGCGAAATACCTTACCACCTCGTGTAAGATTATAACCATTTGGATACAGAGAATCATATTCAGTTATGTATTTTTGTTCATAACCGTCTAATTCTTCTCTGCTACATGTGGTAATTAATCTTACAGTAAATGACTCTTTTCCATACAAACGAATCGCATTATTTAGATAAGTACATTGCTTTTTCTTTGTATTACATAATGCTTCGCTTATATGATCATTAAATCGGCCAATATATCCAAATGGACGAGATTTGTTCCGATTTTTACGATGTGAGAGAGTTTGACCAACATAATGTTTATTTAGTTGAATATTTGTAATAAGATAGATATGACCGATAATGTCGGTTTCGTTATTGAGGATTGAGGTATCCATTTATAATTTTATTTTACACTTTCTTCAAACAATCAATTTTAATCATCCACTAGGTAGTTATATTCTTCGCATAACCCGCACAAAGTCATACAAAGTGTGATGCTTACACCATTTTTCTTTCAGAGCGCAATCACAGCTCAGAAAGTGGCTACCTGTTGGCGACAAGATGTACCGTTAATTACGGCAAAGTTTATCACCATCAAAGTCAGCGTTATATGGTCGAGTGACCAAAACATTCATGCGAAACGTCTTGTAGGGTAACACCTTGACTCGGTGACCCATCATGGACATTTTATGAAGTGTTGGCTGACGATTAAAGAGGAGAATGTCATTATCCATCAAATGACGATTTACCACGTCACCCGCATACAGGACAATATCCTCGGGTTTCACGTGCTTCAACGAGATCATTCGTCCATCCTTGCGCACAATCGTCTTTGCGCCAGGCCAGTTGTCCGCACCATTTTGAACGAGCTTATATAGCTTGTCAATGTTGTACGGAGTAACCGCCTCGGGACTCGTCAGATTCATCGCAATCTCCAAGGGAACGCCAATCTCCGCAATGGAGATGTTGGGATCGGGCGTAATAACCGAACGCGCAGAGAACTCTACACGTTTGCCTTGAATGTTGTAACGAATACGACCCTCCTTTCCACCAAGACGCTGCTGGATGGACTTGAGAGGACGACCACTACGTTGTGCCGATGGAGCAACACCTTTGATGTCATTGTCCACAAGTGTAGCCACATGATATTGAACGACATTCGTCATCTCATCAATCACGTGCTTGCCCGCGTTCTTCTCAATCTTGTCCAACAAGGTGCGATCATTCTTGATGATATCAATCAACTTGTGGGTCAAGTCGTCCTCTGATCGCTGGTTATTATCCTGAACGACGGAAGGACGGACCTGTGGTGGCGGAACGCGTAGAACGGTACAGATCATCCAGTCAGGACGGCACCAATATCGGCTCAGACCCATGAAATCCACGTCCTCGTCGGTGATGCGGCGAAAGAGGCGATGGACATATTCCACCTCAAGTGTTTGTTTTTGCTCCTCCTTTGACTCCTTGTCGGTATAGTGAGCCACGATGGTAGCAATGCCTTCACGAGTGAACTTATCGGGTTGAAGGGCACCACAACCGTCTTCGCACTCCTGACCACATCGCTTAATGCCCGATGCGAGCGCCAGAACCTCCTTCCAACGTGCTTCGCCTTTACGATGAAGCAAATCCTTGTGAAGTTCCTTGTCAATACGGAGCTTGGAGCAGTTGATACAGATACATTTGAGAACGTTCATCACCATGGTATGAAACTGAATGTAGTATACAGGGCGTGTAAGACGGTAATGGCCAAAGTGACCGGGGCAACCATGATTGGTCTGTCCGCAGGTGCGGCATATTTTTCCGTTATCCAACACTCCCATGCGGGGGTCAAACAAGCCCCCGATTTTTGGCTCATTCCCCTCGTAGGTGACTTGAGTTGTAATTTCAACCACAGAACTTCCTTCAATCTCCTCTGGAGACATGATACTAAATTGAACTCCAACGATGGATTCAATATCAGAAGTATGTTGATTGAAACCGGCTGGCATTCTGTCTTGGATATAGAAACGGTTTTCTAAGCCCTTTCTTGTTGTCGCGGTTTCGTCAATTTTATTATCCTTCATTAAAAATAATAAAATAGATGATATTGTAAAGGAAATACGTCGCATTAATCCGATGCGGCGGATGGAAGTGGATCCAATCGCATAATCACACGATCTTTCCAGTTTCTCTGAGCGACATTGTACGTACATGTAATCATTACGCTTTTATACAAAGGGACAAATACCTCATATGTTTCATCGCGGGAATAAATCGTATCTGGTATCGTGCCTTTTTTATAGGTACTGGACACCATGCGTTTCCATGTGGGAACATACATACGAATCTTTATTTGTCCATCTTCCATTGGCGTTTTATCCATAATAAATGCCTGAAACTGTGTAATTCCCGTCTCCAATGCGGTTACATAATCCATATCACGCGCATATCGCCGAATCGCGTGCGATCTTTCATTTAAATCCACCATTGGCACGGGTACAATATAAGGGGTATTCTGTTGCCCAATGATCCACTGCTTCAACACACGCTGGTTTACCAGATCCGCATAACGTCGGATGGGACTGGATGCGTGCGCATAATGATCGGTATGGATCCCCGCATGCCAGGTCTCTTTCTCTTCTGCCAAGCAATATTCCGCCGCAGACATGGCAAGGTGCTTACATTCAGGTAGATGTTCCTCATAGGTTCGCAGACGTTCTTCATCCGCGGATGGATGACGACGAAGAATTCCAGAAGACAATTGTTTAAGCACCTTGCCCGCCTCGGTGTTATAATACAACATCAGCTGTTCAATCCATTGATGGGAGTCCATTGTGGGCTCTTTCGCAAGATAGGAAGATACTTCGCGTAAAACACGGAAATAGGGAGTGGTTTCATCCTCTACACACTCCTCATAATGATAGGATCGCTCGGTTTCAAACGTGGTGAGTAGCCATGTTGGCTCTTCCAATGCCTCGCCATTCCACTTACATTGAAGCGATATGCCATGCGATTGTTTTCCTGGAAGAAGCGAGCAGGCGCCTTCTGAATATTCCGCAGGTAGCATGGGGCGAATGACTTGTCCATCCGTAGAGTACAATGTCTGGCCAATTAAGGAAGCGAGAATATCAATGGCGGATCCATCCTCTACATATCCCGCAACATCGCTAATCGTAATCGTCATCCTCCATTCCCGATCATTGATCTGTTTCAACGTGATGACATCATCTACGTCACGACATCCGATGGGATCAATATGGAAGGTATATCCGTCCAAGGGGCACGTTTCTTCGTTGGACGACCACTCAGGAATATACGTGTGTTTCGGATATTTCCATGGACATGCTTGCCATTCAAGTGCTTTTTTCTCTGCTTCAAACTCCCCTGAATATCCCAGACGTTGTTCCAATAATCCTCTGGGAAAGGGTGCCGCATCCGACCAGTCATCCAATTTCACAAGAGCGATGATATTTCGGGCGAGGTCCCGTTCGGAACAACCGACGATAAAGTGCGGATATTTTCTATCATAAGGTGTAAATAAATACATCGGCACCTTTTTGCGCGTCATACCGTATCGTGAAGGCGATGCCAATTCAATGGTTCCCACAATCAAGGGATGTTCATCTCGTAGCTCCAACTCGCATCGTTCACCCGACCACCATACATGATCTCCTGGCAGGCATCGGTTTGCCCGTTTTGCCCCCGTGAAGGAATGAAGTTCACGACCATCATTGCTATAAATCGTGAAGTCTACGTAATTTTTCGTATGAAGAATACCCTCTATCGCGTGAGCAGGAGCATCTTCCGCACGGGGAGCTTGACCATAAATTTGCTCAAGATAGGCTCTGGCGCTCATGTTACACGATAAAAGGGTGGATGGCTTTAATATGCGAATAAGCGTTACAACTCCCATCAATTTTATGTCACTATAGAATACATCATGAGCTGTTCAAATCCATTCATATGCGGTATACGCAAGTATGATCAGCACAAAATGGCTAAAAATACACCAAATAACCAGGCACTACACACCGAAGGAGAACAAAGGCTTCAAGCGCTTCTTCAACAACGAAATCAACAAGATCAAGGGGTATATTCGCCGATTATCACTCCTCCCCCTACACAAATGAGTTCAACGATTCCGATCACGTTTAACACAATCCCATCTAGTACCGCGTCACTCATGAATGAGCCCACGGCTACTCCCGCCCATTATTATTCACTCTCTGGGTAACCATGCCATAAACGCAGCATTTCCCTCAAAGGAGGGGATAAACTCCGAATAAGGGTATCGGCTATGAGAAGGAAGTACGGATTTATCTTCTAAACACCATTCTACCCATTCTTTTGTTGCCTCCTCTGAATGTATTC